CATCTTATCTTCTTACAAATAATCTTATATAAAATGTCGTGGTTGATAGAAGGATAGAATTTAGACACATCGCACTTGAGACAATACTTGTACTTCCTAACGAACTCCATAGTTCTACGGGAACCTTTGTGAATCCCCTTACCTATCCTACAAGCATATGAATCAAAAATGAATAAATTATCCCAAATAGGTTCGAGGAAATTCATAATGGCATGTTGAACAATTCTATCCGGAGCAAACGGCAATACGTGGATTAATCTTTCTTTGGGTTCATAAACCTTCTTGGTTGTATAATGAGACGTAGTAAAAGTCTTATTGACTAAAGATTCTTGAATCTTAAGTAAACGCTCCTCAATATTTTGTGAAAACTTAATCACAGAAATCTTCTTGCTCTTGCCTTTCTTAGCTTTTTGATAAGCTAACTCTAGGTTCTCGTAAGAAACAATTTGGTCAAATAAGTTGTTGTGTCTTTTCATTTTAGTGTTCTGAGGAGATGGGTGTTTCAGTATTGCTACCTACTATCCTACCCCCTCCTTCGCTTTGTATTTTGCTCCGTAGAGGAACAAGGTAAATAGTTCAGCCATGAAGTTTGGCTACTTTCATGTATCAGTGCGTGACTACCGATATTCGTATTCGCATTCCACGTCCAATTATTCAAATTACGTGCCTGTGATCCACAATTAGCACCATTATTCCAATTACTACCGGCAATCAGCATTTTATAACTATCTACCTATCAGGTCTTACCCTCGCAAGGGCTGGACCTAACTCGTTAAATCCGTTTATTACTCAGCGCGCGACTACCGATAGACGTATGCGCAAGCCACGCCCAATGATACAAATTACGCGCCCGTGACCCACAACGAGCACCATAATCCCAAGCACCACCGGCAACCAGCTTCATAAACCCATAAGTTCCTTGGGAATAAACTTGACCTCTGGTACCTGTGACATCTTTCCATCCAAATGCTACACCTGTAGCATAATCAACACCTTGGACTGGAGTAAGAGAATCATTTAGCCATTGCCAAAGAACTCCAGCACAATCTTCACAACCAATGTTGGAAATCATTCTCCTACCAGCAGTATCTGAATGTCCTGAAGTTGTAACAGGATCTGCACTTGCAGTAATATTAGTAGCTTCGTTTGAACCAGTTGCAATATAAGTAAATTCGTGGTCAAACAAAAGACGTTTGTTTACTAATGCAAGAGTATCTACAAAAGCATACTGCGTTATCGCATTAAGAATTGTAGCGTTATTTACAGAAGTTGGTACTGTTATTGAACCAGTTGTTAAGTAAATATCTACCCAAGCACTAATACCCGGAGCATAAACCATACCTTCATTACCAGATTCTGCTCTATGCCATAAATCCCACACTGAAAGTGGAAGTATGTCGCCAGCCAAATAACCTGTAAGCGTGTGTCCAGATATAGTCCCAACTGCTACGCATAAACAATGGAAACCACCTACTTTTCTGGAGGTAGATGCAGAATAACCAGACGGAACCGTTGAGTTAGCTGATAGTTTAATCACCGGTACAGTACCAGATACAGGTTGACACATGTAAATATAGAAATTTTTACCTGCCCTATTTGCAGCAGTTGTGTAATCAGTACCAGAAACAGTATCCCATGAACCAGCAGTATTAAGATCAAGAGTTGTTTGAGTGGCGAGCTTCAACCCCACCGTGTCAATCTTAACTTCAACTTCATTCGGGGAATTGATGGTTCGCCTAGTTGTAGCCGAAGTTGCAGCACCACCAGTCCATGACGTATCATGATTGTAATGAGACTTGATGTAAGCCACAGCCCCACCGCCGCTTGTTATATTAATTGTACCAGCCATTGTTACCTCCTTATCGCCATGCCACAATACTACATACACATGGGTAGACTCGATACATTTTCACGTCATCAATAGTCCCGGCCCAGGTTGCATCACTTGTGAAAGTAACTTTAGCTGTGCTAATCGCCGTAAACTCTTCTGAGTAAGTCTTAGAGGCTCCAGTAACTTCATACCCCAAACCATTGTCTACGATGATAACAGTGGCAACAGCCGTGGTGGATAACGTCAAAACTTTCAGCTTCAGTGGCCTCGTAGCTGCGGCAAAAGTAACGCTTAACACATCTCCCACTGCATATCCCGTTCCCCCGGCAACTACTGTAACAGTAAGAGCCTCACCAGTTGAACTCACCGAAGCAACAGCAATGGTACATCCTGAACCACCTGATGGACTTACTGTAGTTGGAAGAGCTAACACTCCAGTTCTAGTAGTAAGAGTCACGCCTCCCGCTGATGGTGTTAAAACCCCCGCTGTGGTTGTGGAGGCTAGTGTGTAGACAAAGAGATATTGTTCGCCATTGACAACCGTGGATGTGGTTTCAACAAGGGTTGTGGCATTACCCGTGGTATGTGTAGCAACTCCATTCAACACCCATCCAGTACCTTTGGCCCATGCTACCCCTGAATCAGTTGCCATTGCACCGTTTACTATTTTATCACTGCCATTTGCCGTAGGTGTGTAAAGTGTAGTTATGGTATCTCCAGCATCCCACATACCATCCAGAGTGAGAGTTATTCCATCACTGGTAAGGTGTGCGTCTCCGCTGCCTGTAACAGTGCCAGAGCCCTTTACTATCCCAACACAGGTAGATCCCTCGAAGTGAATAGCTATTCCTTTAATAGCCCATTCCTTGAATGAGATAGCCTGCCCAAGTGAACCAACATTGGTGAATCGTTTGGTAAGTGTGTAATTTGCGTGAGGAATTTGCGCCATTTTATACTCCTTTTGCTATCCCCCTAGATTCCCCCAGGCTTAGCAGGACGAGAGGAAGGTTATTTCTTCTTAACAGCCTTTACCGCCTTTTTTGGTGCCTTTGCCTTTTCCGGCACCTTTTCGGGCTTTTTCCATTGGCCTACTCCCTTCGTATTAACTGCGGTTGCGATGTTTTCTATCTCATCCCAATTCGGATTAAACCCTTCCTTAAACATGGGCACATGATTCATCCATCCAATGAGGGGCACCCCCAAAACCTGGAGTGCCGCCTCTATTTGAGCCCTCTTTGGTGCTAATGCTAACCATTGTAGTGAATTCAACATTACGCTACCTCATAGGAACCACGGATGGACAGTCTGCACGCATTCCCAGTGGTAAGGGCAATAGTCTCCCTAGCCTTGACGATCCTATTGGCCGGGGTAGCATTAGCTGCATCAATCTCTATCGCTTTGCCAGTGGTGTAAGTTGCATTTATCAGTTTGGTGTACGAAACAGGCACGTAGGCATCTATGGCTTTAGGAACCACCGGAAGCGTGGCAGAAACAAAAACACCGTCAAGCCCGTCAGCGGTTGTTATGTCAATCAAAAACTCCACACTCTTCCCTAATCTGCGGTATCTTGCAATAACTGTTACAGTAGGTGTCGCTGTGGTGAATACCAGCGTGCTTGTAAACGTAGTCCACTCAACAGACTCCACTATGGAGGGGATAGGCAGAAGTTTTGAATCAACCCCGTCGTGATCGTGACCAGTTGAGACATTGAAATAGGCTGGTATTGTAGTCCCCAGTGCCGTATCAATCTGAGCATGAGTATTGGTGCCTATTGCAGTAAGATCGGTGTGCGCCTTAGTAGTAATGTTTGCAATCGAACTTGTGGTTTTATCGATGTTGGCCCAGGGAATTAACCCACCGTCAGTTATGCCACTGTGCGGATGCGACACCATTGGATGAACATGCCCCGCATTCGCAGCCTTCCCTGATACAGCTCCGGCTGCCCCAGAAGATGTCAGGGCACCTATGGCAGCAATGTCCCCTACCGCACCGTAGGTTACAGCAATAGATTCTTTGTCCTGAGCATCGTTATAGGTAACCGTCAAACCCGTGTGTGTTCCGGCCTGAAACATCGTGTCCACATAATCCATCACGATTTCAGCCAGGCCCGCCGTTACACTGGTTATTCCAAACGCAAACCACTTAAAAACGCCTGGGGATACTGGCAATACCATAAGGCAAACCATTGTTTTTGTTAGAACCGTTTCAGACGAGCCCCCCACAAAAGCTCCCGATAGTGTCTGAGATCCCGTGCTGTTGTTTACAAACCATGTCGGCTTACCGGCAAGATCCTTGATAGGCGTCGGCAATGTGTAGGTTTTTGACGCCACGGACGCAACCAGAAGTTGCTCAACAGAGAAGTGTCGAGACTTGAGTGTTGCACTGTTGGTATAGACTATTGGTTTTGGAGATCCTGTCCCGAACCAAATCATTTTCCGTCTCCTTTTAGGTAGTTAGGCACGGAAGTTAATCCGTGCCCTTGTAGTTTATGAAGTTGCTAGGCCGTAGATCATGCCGATGGATCGGCGAGGCTCACGAACAACAAGGCCATAAGTCTGGAAGGTGAGCAGCCATCTGTCGAAGCGGCCCGCTGTCTCGATTTTCTTACGAGTCATCTCATCGTTATTGTAGTAGCCGTAAGAGGTTTTTGAGAAGTCCACAACCTGGAGCACATCGGGGCGCCAGTACTGATCCGAAACTACTGGGAAGGACTTGCCAATGTCGCTATCGAAAACATTCACACTGTAGCCGACAGTGGTGGCATCCTGAGTCATCCTTCTGTAGTTCGCATCAAATTCCATGATGTACTTCGCCACGAGCGGATGACATACGATCCACCAGTCGCCCTGTCCGAAGTCCGCGTTCTCATCAAGCCACATATTCCTAATGAGATCGTTGAGGTAAGACTTGGAGATTTCCGCACCTGCCGCTGCCACATACACATTAGTATCGGCGCATTCCGCCTGCGTTATCTCAGGCCAGGTAATCAAACCGAGCATCGTTGACTCTTCAGTTTGGTTCCCGTACTTGTACGAGGAAGAATAATAAGGACGGCCTCTTAGGAGCGCCATCGAGGTATGCCTTCTGAGTTTCTCCAGGAGCTTTTTAATTTGGTGATCTTCTTCGTTCTTCACCAACTCGTACGAGGTGTTTTTTCTGGTCCAAGGCAAGTCAAAAGTCTCGGCCCAGATCTGCGTGCCCACTTCTCGGAAGGTTCTATCGAGAGATCTGGTTTCATCTACCTCTTTGTAGTCGCTCCAAACCTCAGATATGATTTCCCAAACAACATCCGCACCATCTAATGAGCCCGTGGTGTTGCCGTAAAGCCCAACAGTTGCCGCAAAGGGGGCTCCGTCATCAATCCCGGTTACCGCGGAGACTTTCAACTGAACACCGTCACTTCGTCTCTCAAGGATGGTTCCAACTCGGACGATCTTACGGATGTTCTCAAGCGTTACCGCTGCATTGAAAAGGTTTCCTGCGATAGTAAGCGTGGTGCTTCCATTCCAGGTTGCCGTCAACTGTGTCGGATAATCGTACTCTTCCATCCAACGGATAACTGGTGTGGAAATAGACTCGGCTTTTTTGATCTTGGATGCGATGTCACACTTGGCCTTGGAGATCTCATCAAGCCCAGCCAGCAAAAACTTTTGTAGCTTTCTTTCAGCAACCTGTCCACTCTGAGTCCAGAGTTTCATGAAGTCGCTTTGCGTTGCCCAAGCAGTCATTTTCCTTACTCCTTTTCTGTTACATTATCTCAAACTATTTGGCTCCCAGCATGGTTTTCATCCAGCTTCGTGCCTTCTTGTCGATGTCTCCGTCACTGAGATCTGCCCAAGAAGATTTTGAAGGCTCTTCCATGCCGAGATTCTTTCTCTTTGGTGCGGCGCCCTGGATGTTTCTCATCAACTGAAGGACATCGCTTTTTTTGTAACCGTATGGTGAGAGCACCTGATCCAACATAATCGCGGCATCGGCAACCGGGTGTAGGTCCGCCAGTTCTTGGTTGTTGAGAAACTCTTGCTTGCTCCGTTTAGGTGCCTCATTTTGACTAGCTGCTTCCTGATATACTGCCCGAGCTATCTCAGCGGCATTCTTCATGCTCTTGCCTTCGATGTCCCGTTTCAGTAGAAGCAGAGCCTCTGTGAATTTCTTGTTGTCAACGTTTTCCTTATATCTCTTTAAAAATAGCTCCTCGTCCTCTTCCATGGGCCGCTGCTCAATCGGAACCGAGGCCCGTCGTTGCATCTCTTGCTGATAGGCAACCTGCTGTGCTTTATCAGCCGCTTGTTTCTCGTTATAAACATGCTGCAAGGTGTTGACTATCTGCTCATGTGCCATCCTTGCTTCGTCTTCCGAACTATACCTACCCCAGAATTTACTAGGGGCCTGTGACTTTACTTCCTCGGTAGTGATTTCTTGACTCTGCTCTTCAGCATCGGATCCAGAATCGCCTACCCCCTCATCTAATACTTGGTTTTCGTCCATTGCGGACTGTGTCTCAGGGGACATATTCTCTCCTTATTTTGTGCCTAACCGTTCAAGTAAATTTAAAATGTCTCTAAGGCACTCACTGTAATTCCGGAGCACCTTCATTGGATTTTGACAGTAGTTACCGTATTCTTGTATCTGGTGGTAATTAATCCATTTCTCCATGAGGGCTATAAATTGTCTAACTTTTATACTCTCACCCAAAAGGACATTGAGATCCTGCTCAAGCTCCTTCAGGCTTACATCCTCGTTACCTGCTGTCCAGTCTACCCACTCTTTCCATGATAGGTGAACGCTCATCCTCTTGGCATCCCTCCCTGTTTACCTAATGCCTGCAACTGTAAAAATTGGGCTAGGGCATTGGTATCAGTCTGCCCTGCCCCTAAAGGTCCGCCCCTACGGACTAATTGAGGAGGATTTCCTGGGGGAGGGGGCATGTTAGGACGCCCCGGAGAATTCATTGGTGGTGGGCCTGGAGGAGGCCCTGGCCTTGGTGGACCACCTTGAGGAGGACCGGGCGGTGGCCCTGGCCCAGCCATTCCGGGCGGAGGCATAGGCATTGGCGGTGGAGGCGGAGGGCCAACCGTTACGATACGATCCACACCTTCGATCCCAAGCAACTCCATGTACTGCTTTAACAGTTCGGAAAAAGAGATCTTGATCCCCTCGGCCTGAAGCAGAGGATTCAGGTTTGCAAGGTTTGGGAGGATCCGCTCTATGGACTGAGCCCGTGCAATTTGAGAAGCGTCCTGTCGTGTAATCGTAGGCTCAACTCTATACGTTCCGGCCTTCAACTCATCAACGGTTATCTCGGCAGGAACTTCCCCAGTGCCGGCAACCTGCATCGTAACCTTTTGAGGACTCTCTACCATTTGACGAATCATGGCCAAGGCAATATTGAAAGCTGGCCTCAAGAAAGACTTCGCAAAAAGCGTTGTCCTGGATCGCATAGGAACCTGTCCTTGCTGTTGCAAGATGTGAGATTCCGTAGCTGTCTTGGGCCTTTGCGACATTCCTTGCTGCGTGTCCGTGATTGCTGTGTGCCTCTCAAGGACATTCGATAAGAAATGCACCATGTTAGAGATTTCTTGTGAAGGAAACGACGGGAGCTGAACCGGAGTTAGTCCCTGCTCGTCTCCAGCTAGTTTTCTAAATACCATGCCAGGTTTGAGTTTATTGTTGTTAGCTTGAAGGTCCGCCCAGGCAGGAGAGCTTGAGTCGAGCTGATACATCGCATTGGATGTCGAGCGCGCATTGTCCTGGCTCTGCCCAATGAACTGACTCATCTGATACAGGATGTCTTGCTCTCGCTCAATTATGCCGACGCCTAGGCAAGCTGGCCGAGGGTTAAACTGAGCACAGACAAACGGCCTGGTGCCCACGTCGAGGAGTGGCCGAGTTGTGAGCCGCACCATCACGCCGGATTTGGGATCTTCGGCTCCCTGGGTGGTAACGAAGGAAGCACAACACTCAACGAAATCTCCCTTGAACGGGATGGATCCGTGCCATTCCCAAACCGTAAACCACTTCTGAACATCAGCCTCAATATCTGTGCTTGCGAGCTTGTAGAGTCCTGTAGAAGTTTCCCCACCTCCACTAGACTCTTCACCCTTACTTTTACCCCAACGGGCCTTGAATTCTTTTTCATTAATATTAAAGATGCCTTCGTCGAAATTCCACTGTAGATCCTCATAAGTTCTGTCAACAGTGTGGCCAATTCCCCGCCATTGCTGGACATTTGAGTGGAGAGCCTTTTGATCTGGCAATACCGTATCAAGCGGTAGGAGCTGAATCACCGGGCCCTCTGAGATAATCTCATCCTCAGTCTCTCGATTTGCATCGAAGTCATCTATCTTCCAGAGATGTCTAGGAATTGATCTGCTATGCCAATATACCTTTGCGAAAACCGTGCCCAAAATAACGCAACTTTGAAGAGCCTCGTAAACTCTTGAATGAACAAAGCTATTATCTAGCTTCTCCAAGAGTAGCGTTTGGAGTTTCTTTGTTGTTGTGAACTGAGATTCAATGGGCGGAGGAGGCGGTGGCATTGGGGGCGGCATCATGCCTGGCGCACCTGGAGGTGGCATACCTCCCATTGGAGGTTGACTTCCAGGAGGCCCCTGTGCCATGGGCATAGGCGGTAGCATCGGTGGTGGCATTGGGGGCGGAGGAGGTTTTTGTTTGTTACCTGACTCGTTTATCAAAACCAAATATTCTGAGGAGTTGAAGATAGCACTCCACGAATTGTCTACGAAATTATCGACGATGAACCCTGGGGAATGAATGTAATTGGATTGCCAGGCAGCGGCCTCAGCATCTCCTTCAGCTTCGAGAAGTGCAGACAGTGGATCCTTTCTGGAATAGCTTCCAGTATAGCCCAGTCGTCCTGCCTTCTTCCACTCTTCCCATTCCCGTATTCCTATCTGAGATAAATATAATGCTTCCAGTAATTCCCACTGAGACTTGTAATCGTTCATAAACGCTCTTGAGGATTTACAAAAACTACTCACATAGTCCTTGGCTACCTCTATAAAAGCAGGACTTGGAGGAGGTGCTTCAGCCGGCCTTTTAACTGGACTTGGAAGTGCAAGACTCAAAGGCATCTTCATCGGGAGGGAGGGTGTATTCGATGGTTGAACCGGAAGTTCCGGAAACTGAAGCATTTATTCCTCCTAGTCCAAAACTATCAGCTATTGTAGGGCTATGTGCTAATTAATTAAAATACAATAGGTTTCTTAAAGATATAAAGTATTTAAATCAACTCGTTCTTTTTTTCTTGACATACATAAAAAAATAGGATATGGACGCTCCTATAAAACAGTAAGGATGAAGGGAGGTGTGAAGATGTATCTTACGCGTAGAGAGATTTTGGATGAGATGAACCTGAGAAAGTATGGACTGGGAGTGACTAATGCTGCCAGGTTCCTACATGATTTTTTCCAGGTGCTTCGGCAAAGTATGTGTAGAACTCACAAAAGCTACCGGGAAAAATACTTCGGTGCCTGGAAGGTTGCATATTGGCCGGCCCGAAGATTCACAAACCACATCACAAAAAAGACAGACGATTACCCCGCCAGTTTCAGGTTGCGATTCGCAGCCTCTTCACGATTCAAAAAGGAGCTGAATAAATGACGAATTTGCCGGAGACAATAGCATGGAGCCCGCAGATGGCGGCTTTAGTCAAGACGAAATACAATGATGTATTTCAGAGTATTGCTGAATTTCAAGCCTACCGTTATTGCTGTGAACATACTGGCCTAGATCCGTTAATTCCCGAACTTTGGCCCGTAAGGTATGGTGGAAAGAACCCCAAGATCGTTTACCAAACCTCGATTGAAGGCTACATCAAGATGGCCATTAAGAGCGGCCACTATGGAGGCTTTCTTCCACCAGCGTGCGTGGTGAGATTCAGAGATGCCACTAAAGGAGAAGATCTTTTTGAAATCCCTATGAGTCTATACGATGCCAAGAAGCATGAGCTTGTTCGTGCCATCGCCAGGGTAATTAACAAGGAGTTTCCAGTTCCGCAGGAGTACTTCGCGGACCTCAGTTTCTACAAGAAGAGCGGCGATCAGTTCAGCAATTTTTGGGGCCCAGCAGGTGAGCCTCTAATGCTTTACAAGTGCGCCCAGGCCGTAGCACTTCGTAGGACGTTCCCCAACGAAACGAGGGGAGTTTACACACAGGAGGAGATGCACCAGGCTGATGAGAAGTTCACTGCCACTGTTACCATAGAGAAGCCAGTTAAAAAAGCTCTACCTCCGCCGATGGCACCGCATGTTCCCGAGGACATCGAGCCTCCACCTCCCAAGCCCAAGTCTCCCCCTGTTATTTCAGTTCAGGAAGAGAAGTGGAAAAAGATCACAGACTATCTGGCAAAGAACGGGTGTACCGAGGAGGGCATTGATTGGGTATGGGAAACTGTTGTTGCAGCCTACGCTGTCGATGCTATCTGGGATATCCCTGAAGTAGAGATGGAAACAGTGAAAAAGTATGTGTGGGCTGAATTGATTCCGCAACTGATTGACAACGAAATGATGCCCCCCATCCTCAAGAAAGGAAAGTAATGGAGCTTACCCCACTCTCAAAAAGTCGTTATGGGGTATGGGAGAAATGCCACTGGCGGGCTGCATCGGAATACATTGATAAGATCCGGCCCGCCGCTGGGCCTGCTGCCGCTCTTGGTAGAAAGCTCCACGCCCTCCGTAGGAGAGTTCTTATAGGAACTCTTAACCTAGATACTGCCGTAAGAAACCTTGATAAAGCTGCTCAGGATATCCTCTATGAGTCCATAATGATGGATGAGTATGCAGGCTATCCTAACCAGTATTTTGAGAAAGATATCAAAATTGGAATGGACAGTACTTTGGCTCGTCGCGGAAACAAAGCTGTGGCTCGGGCAATTCTTGATAGGATTATTCCTATAGACAGACAACACGCCATAGTTGAAGACCTCAAAACAGGCCGCTGGATAGTTGACGACGTTTTTGAGAGGCACCTCTATGTCCTGGCCTACGTAGTTGCCTATGGACCCACTGTCCATATAAAGTTTTCTAGGGTTTACCCCCAGGTTAAACAAACACAGCATTGGAATTATGAACGGCTAGAACGAGGAGACTATTTTGCCTACCGCTGCGTGGAGGATAACGAAACCATAAACCTCTGGGACTGGTTCCTAGAGAAGTGGCGGGATGTCTGCCTCTCTTCCCCGGACCCTAACCCCGGAGATCAATGCCTTAACTGGTATGGCGCCCCGTGTTACTTCCTCGACAAGAACTGCCCTATTTCATTTTATGCTCCCGTGGAAATGAGCGAGCACCAGATAATAGGAAACGCACCATTGGATGCTCTCGTGCAGGTGAGGCGATCCGAAGCTATAGCAGCCATTCCCGAGGATATTATCTCCGCTGCTTACATTGCTGTTAAGTCTTTTCAATCAGGCCTCAGTGACGTTGAGAAGAAGGTTAAGGACTGGTGCAAGATAAACAAGAGAACTTTCAAGATCGGCATAGATGAGTATGGTTGGAGTGAGAAGCCTGGGGAGATCTGGCAGAAAGGGAAGATCATCGAGTTCCTTCAGTCGCAGGGAGTTGATACCTACGGCCTAGGGAAGGCTATCAATATCTCCAGATCTTCTCTTAACTACCTTCCAAAAGAACACCACCACCTTATTGATACCATTTTAGAGAGCTTTGTGTTAGAGGGGAACAGAGGCAAAAGCACCTTTGGGAAGGTAACAAATGAACAATGAGGAAAAGAAAGTAAGCCAACTACGAATCCACCATATCTTTGAAAAGATTCACACCCAGTTGCAAGAGCTTAGACTTGAGATAGAGTCACAAAGAGATCCTGTCACAATGGAGTTCATTGGGCAGATAGAGATTGCCATCTTGAAACCTGTCCATGGGTTAAGGGTGTATATGACAACAGGTGAATTTCTCAAGTATGAACCGGCAAAAACCCCATGGAGATAGCAATAGATCCTGGAATCACTGCGACGGGTGTGGTTATTTTCTCAGGTGGAAAGGCTATTCTAACAAAAACCTTTCGGCCAAAGAAGCGCGACGATCCGATAAGAGTTAGGCGACAACAGATTGTGGATGCTCTCTTAGCCTGGATATCGGATGTGTCTCTTTCTCGTGAAAGTAAAATCACTGTCATTGCAGTCGAAGAGCCTGGTATGTGGGGCAGGCAAGGCAAAGGCAGTAATCCCACTCTCCGCATTTTTCATCACTTCAATGGATACCTTCTGGGGAGATTAGATGTTTATTGTCTGGACAGTGACATTAGGCTCCGAGAGATTAGTAAAGGAACCAAGAAGAAGGAAGAGGCTTGTATGGTTGCAGCATCTAAAGGCTTCGAAGGTGACGCCCACCAAGTTGATGCTTTCTACATTGGGGCCTTGGGAGGTTTCGTTGCCTAAAGAACAAAGTGTTGAACTCCTCAGCTCGAAATATGTCTCCCCTTCTCATGCCGACAACAAGGCCGATAAAGTCCTTGTGAGTGTTTTGTCTGTAGTTGAGGAGGCTATCAACCGGGGACAGTTCGAGCTGAAGGACATTGAAGCGATCTCCGCCGGCCTCATAGTTGTAGGACTCCGGGCTGGAGAGAAACAACGAACTCGAAACAAGATCAATTCCGTAGACAAGCAAATCAACCGCATCATGCAGCTAATCAAAATTCGAGAAGAACTGGATGTCCAAAGGCAAATAAACACGCATGTCAAGGACTTAGAATCTAAGATTGAGGCTCTAACAGAGGCATCCAAGAATGTCAAAAGTTGACGCAAAAACCCTCGACAAGTTATCCAAGGCAGTAGACGCTCTTGTTAATTTAAAGAAAAACACCCCTGAAAAAGAATACGACAACATGGCCAGATGGATTCAGAAAAACCTCTGGATAAAGCCCAAAGGTGGGGGGTTGCAACGATTTGTTTTGAATCGGTTCCAAAAGCGGTTACTGGCGGCTCTTGTCAAAAACTTCAAACAGAAGAAGCCGGTGAGGTTCATTGTCCTCAAGTCGCGGCAGGTTGGAATATCAACTCTTGTCGAGGCTTTCATGTTCTACTTACTCACCAAATACCCATCCACCACGGGCCTCGTCTTGGCCCACAGAAATGATTCAACAAGGAACGTGTTCACTATAGCCCGCCGATTCTGGCAGAACCTCTCGAAGGAAGAGAAGATACCGCTGGAAGGCGGACGCCCGGCCAAGGATCATATCGAGTTTATGCCACCGCACTCCTCGGCCTTTTGGGTAATGACTGCCGGCGGTGACGAAATAGGGAGAAGCTGGACACTGAACTTTGTCCACTGTTCGGAGATGGCCTTTTTCCCGAACCCCGAGCTTACACTCACCTCCCTCAACCAAGCCGTCCCTAAGCCCTCTGAGACGTGGTTCTCGATGTATGTGATCGAGTCCACGGCCAACGGCCTAAACCTGTTTAAAACCTACTGGGATTTAGCTAAGACGGAAGAGTCGGACTGGCAGGGTTTTTTCTTTTCATGGGTAGATGATCCAGCTTGCTCGCTTGAACTACCCCCTGGCCAAGAGCTGAAAAAATCCAAGACAGAGATAGAGTTTCAACTAAAACATCACTGGACAGACGGACAGCTCCTATGGGCGAGAAAGACATGCCAGGATCAGTGTCATGGGAGCTGGCCGAAATTCTTCCAAGAGTATCCCCCGGATGAGCACACAGCCTTTATTTCCACCGGGTTCAACGTGTTCGATCCTGAGACTATAGGCAACATGAAAGACGTGGCTGTTAAGACGCCCTCGATCTTCACTGGAGAGATTAAGTTTCTGAGCGCAACTGAGCCCTACCCGAAACTCGTGGACACCCCGATGGGCTCTCTGACAATCTGGGAGAAGCCCGACACTAATGAAGAGTATGTCCTGGGCGTGGACTGTAGCGAGGGGATCGGCGCGGACTATTCGGAGATCGTTGTGCTCTCCACCAGAAAAGTGAAGGTTGTCGCGCATTACCGTAATAACCGCATCAAACCTCAAGATTTCGGTATAGCTTGCTGGCTCCTAGGGGCCTATTATTATTATGGGCTCCTGGGAGTTGAAAGAAATGCCGTGGGCCTTGTTATCCTGGCTGTAGTGGAACACGGCCATGGGGATCGCCAGAAATACCCGCAGCTCCGTCGATATCCCAACCTGTATTACGAAACACCCCTGGATAAGAAAACCGTTGAAGAAGGGAACAGGTTAGGATTCAACACATCGAGAACATCTAAAAAGAATGCCATCGTGAGGCTGGGTGAGCTTATCTCAGACAGAGACATAAAGATATACTCTATACCGTTACTAACACAGCTCGAAGGACTAATATGGAGCCCCAAAGACGATAACTACATGCAAGAGAATAAAGACCCAGTCTCAGAACTATACAATGATGATGGTGTAATGTCATTATCTATTGCTAATGCAATGAGAGCATACAATTTTGGCAGAGGCTTCTGCCCCAAACCAACAAGGGAGGATTTCTAATGTCGATGCTTCAAGAAGATTACATCTGTGGAAACTGTTTATTCTTCGTAGTCAACACACCGGGGGGCGGAGCTGGAGAATGCCGGTTTCACCCTGCCTCTGAAAAAACAGCAACAACTTCCGTGCTTAAATGGTGCGGCCAAGGCCAATGGTTTAACGAAGATCAAATGATGTATGACGCATACGGAGACTGGATTTACAGAGGTAGAGACGAGGAAGATTGTGAGTCCTGTCATGCTTAATTTCAAAAACATGAAAATAACTCTTGACATTTGGAAAAGAACCTGGTATTGAACTTCCCGGGTTAGTTAGTTTTGTGTGCGAGATTGGGCCTTACCGTGTTTCCTTTCCCCCAGTCTCGCACTTTTTTTTTACAAGAGAGGGTGTAAAATGACAAGAAGAAGGGGTGTTGTCTATGATGTGACGTGTCTCATCTGTGAAACTAAATTTCAATCAACATACAGTCACCATCTTTATTGCTCTTCCCCTTGCCGCATAAAAGCCAAATCTCTCAGAGAGATTCAGCGTCGCAAAGAAAACAGAAAAGTTAATCCTCTCCCCAGAAAAACCAAACCACCTAAACTACCACAAAAATCTAAAGAGAAAGATAATAGTCTTGAGCTTGTCCGAATTGGTTTGAGAAAGATCGTGGCAGGTTACATAGAGTGCCTTCGTTGTGGCAGGATCTTTAAGTCCAAAGACATCCGCAACACAAGGATATGCCTCACCTGTCATAACAACGTACCGGACATTGCGGACCTCGGTGGGTATGAAGTCAACACCTGGGGAGCAAACGGAAAAAGGAGAAGATAATGCAAACGTCTACCGCTACAAAAAAATCCTACGTCATCACGATAAGCATCAGCGAGGGAGAGGCTGCTCTCCTACGGAATGTTTATCGTGAGATAGTAAAAAGACTTGTCCTCTCTCCTGAGGAAACAGAGGCAGTCAAAGCCATTTGTATGGCTATTCCAAAACCAGAGGAGAGTCTATAATGGAGTCCGCTCCCAAATTGTCAGTAACCGAGGAGAAGGATGGCCTCCTTGTCCTCTCCTCCCCTGCCGCCCCCCGGTTCAAACTATTTTCCATGGGACTAGGGTATGCCGATCCAACTGTAGACGAATCTCTTCATGCCTGCGTCCTGGCCGGCAAGACTTCGGATGATCGCATAATTATCATGGCTGAGTTTCTGGGAATCCTCGATGACGTGCTCTGGGAATGTGTGAACCTGAAGGACAGGTTCCTCGTGAAGAGGTTGTGGGTTGACACGAGGGACAAGGAACTCCTCCGACTCATCCTGGATATGGACGGCCTCACCAAATACCGGAACCTGGGACTGGATAATTTCGGATCGCCTATCTACGAACATTTGGCAACAACCTGGCCTTGGTTTCAAAGTCGAGATACCCTCCTCTTTGTCACAGGCGTTCCAGGCTTCATCCAAGCCTCGCCACTGGGCGGAATAGATAGGCTCGTGGGAATGGTTAAGAAAGGTGAGCTTACGCTCCACTCGTCTTGTGGGCAGTGTGCGTGGATCCTCGATCAACAAACTGTCGGGGAGGTTATCAAGAGGCCACTGACGAAGGCTATGGTTTATGCCATTAATGGGTTCAGCTCCGAGGATGAGGCTGATAGGAAACCTTTTAAGCCGACAAACATTTATGGAAATTTGACATGACTGCCTCACCAGATTGGGTAAAAATTTGTCGCTCCATTGATAAGTATGGGGATGATCCTATTCGTCTAAAGGCATGGCTATATCTGATCTTAGATGCAAAATGGAACGGAACAGAAATTGGGACAATAACCACCACATGGACGAAGTTGGCAATAAGGTGGGGGCTCTATACAAAAACAAGTAGAGGAGAAGTTCCCAACATCAACCAAGCCAAAAGACTTGTTAAAGAGATGGAGGAAGATGGCCGAGTTGAGAGGTGTAAGCAAGTTGTAAGCAATGTGTCAGCAAAGTGTAAGCAAGAGGTGTCTTTATTGCTTATTAATTACGCTAACATACAAGGCAAGAGCGAAGAGGCTGTAAGCAATGTGTCAGCAAGTTGTAAGCAAAGTGTAAGCAGCGACGAGAACGAGCCGCTCCCAGTAACAGTTTTAGAGCCCCTAAGAATTAAGAAGAAAGAATTAAGAACTAATACAGAGAAGAATAAGAGGGGGAGTACAGAGGGGGAGGGGGAGCCGGCTTCGGCCTCGCCTTCGCCTATTGTTAAAACCGTAACCAAGAAAAAAGTCCTTTTGGATAGAGCCAAAATAAAAGAGATTTTAGACGAGATAGAGCTTAACTTGGACCCATTCAAAGAAATTTATGGAAATTATCCTGTTTTAGATACCTGGGGATGGTTTTATGAGGCTTGTCTCGACGGTACAGCAAAAAAGCCCGGAGTTAACCCTTACAAGTATGTCAATTTTAGGGCCGCCTTTAGCAACTGGTTAAAGAAGGCGTACCCACTTGCATCAATTTCCGATGAAGAGGAAGACTAAGATGAAACTTTACCAAGGACCGGGGGATAGCATTGCAGCCAATGTGAACCCTAGAAGAGAGATGGAAATACTAGGACTACCGCTATGGTTGGTGGAGGAGGCTAAGAAGGTTGACGAGGCCAAGGAACTTATCAGGGTGCTGGATGAAATTAATCCGAATATGTTTTTCAAGGAGCGAAATCAAAAGTTGTTACAGGTTTACAAAACACTCCACTCTAAAGACAAAATACCATCATTGTCGGCGGTTCAATCTCAGTTGCAGGTATTAGGTTTCTGGACTGATATTAATACGGACATGGGGGGACGGTTTAACAACTCAGCCCTACAGGAGTATGTCCAGAAGGGCGCCTGTCCTTTAACCTTCAAGTTCGAATACTGGGGGTTGGACTTCGATGACTATTATTTCGAAATACTTTATGAGTTACAGGAGTTACACACCAAAAGGACGGCTATCTATGCTGTAGAAAACATTTATAACATAGCAATGGAAACATGGAACCTAGATACCCCCAAGAAGATTATTAAATATGCTCAATATCTCATTGCCAAGTTGTCAGAACCCAACAAGGATGAGTCCCCCCATGTCTTCTACAAGGACATAGCCAAACAAACTGTGGACCTTATTGATGAAAAGAGAAGAGGCGAATATCAGTCTTTCTCGGTAAACTCTGGATTCGGGGATTTGGACCACATTCTAGGGGGATTTTTCCCGGGTAATCTCATTATTCTGGCAGGGCGCCCGGGTATGGGTAAGACGGCCTTTGCCTTAGACATTGGTAGATGGATTTCAGATCGTAGTAATGTTGTTGTTTTTTTCTCATTTGAAATGAACCGGGATGAGATAATTCACAGAATCATCAGTAAACAAACCGGGATTAATTTAAATAAACTGAGATCCGGGGATGTAACCGAATATCAGGTTGCCTCCATGTACGATAGAATAAACAAGGACAAAGACTTGTTTTGGATTGTAGACAAGAACCTAACGCCCGACGCTGTTGAGGCAAGGCTGAAAAAATTTCAAGAAGAAAAGCCGAAAGAGACTGTTCGAGTTGTCATTATAGATCACCTCCAGATCATGGGATCATCAGACACAAAGAGATTTGAGTCAAGGCACAGACAATTAGCGAGTTATACCAACCAACTAAAGGAACTTGCTAAACGTCTCCAGATCACAATTATTCTTTTGTCTCAGCTCAATAGAAATATAGAGGGGAGGCCGGTATCACAAAGAAAACCTAGACTTAGCGATCTAAGAGAATCTGGCAGTATTGAGGAAAACGCAGATGTTGTCTTAGGGTTATGGAGGAAGTATGTGGATTCTGAAAGTATTGCCGACAAAAACCACGGACACCTAAGAATCTTGAAGAATCGAAATGGTCCAATAGATTCTATCCAACTATTTTGGACCCCTGAAACTGCATCGTTTTCCAGCATAGATACTATTCACAAGGAGGAATAACATGGGAACTAATTTCTATTTGGCGTCTGCAAAGGAAGAAGACTTTGATTATGCTGATCCAACTATCCACATAGGCAAACGCTCGGCTGCCGGTATCTGGTGTTGGGACTGTGGGGTGACGCTTTATATAGGTGGAGTCGAAGAACTTAACGGCAGGGGAGATGCTGGTTGGTATAATGCGTGCCCTGAGTGCGGAAAACCTCACCTCAAAGATGTAGAAAAACTTGATGACTCATCTGCCGGAAGAGAGCTGGGTTTCAACAAGAGCAGCCCTATGAAAAAGACGGGGATCAAATCCTGCTCTTCTTTCAACTGGGCAATGTGTCCCTCGATTCTGGAAAATTTGTCTACAAGGGGCAAACCGATAAGGGATGAGTATGGAAGGTTTTATTCACTAAAGGACTTCTATGCGGTGTTGTCTGAATGTCCTGTGAGAAGATACGATTCAATAGGTAACTGGTTTAGTTAAAAGGAGAATTGAAATGCCGTATGAAAATGATGCCCCGATCCTGCATATTTGTGGGCTCTGGGAGAACGTGAGCAAGGCTGGAGACACTTACTTCACTGGGACATGGGGAGGAGTTAAAGTCCTCATCTTAGTGAACAAAAATCCATTAGGTGAGAAGTCTCCCACACACACGATGAATTTTCAAGCTCTGTCAAAGAAGGAGAAAGAGGTTAAGAAAGAAGATTCCCCACGTTACGATACACACGATCCGGGGCCGGACTACCGAGAGTATAATGACAGAGGAGAGGAGATACCTTTCTGATGAAACTAATATGCGGGAAATGCAATGAAATTTTTCACTATGGCGGTTACTGGCACGAAGATTTAGGTTCTCCCATCTGCTATAGCTGCCTAGGCATAGAAGATGAGGCCGAAGAAGCCAGTTACCGCCACGACGAGGAAGACTACGATGATGAAGAAGAATAAAACCTGTATCCAGTGCGGAACAAGTTTACCCAAACAGAAGAGTAAGTACTGCTCTGAGAAGTGCACAAAAGCCTTCTACAACACCCAATACCGGTTAAAAACCTTCGAGCCGGCCAGGATGCAGAACTGCAAACTTTGTGGTAAGGTTTTTCCCGCGTACAGACTCACTGACAAGTTTTGCTCCATCAAGTGCCGAGACAACTCCTACGTCTACAAGTGGCGTAAACGCAACAAGATTAGAGAATGGCGGAGCTGCGGAATCTGCGGGGAACCATTTATGGCTATATACCAAACCACAACCTGCTGCCGCTCCTGCAACATTGAGCTTGGATGGAACAGCCCATGGAGTAACCCATGAACAAAAAAGCACGCGATAGGTTCGTGGACTATCTCATAAGACACGAGAGGGGTTATGTTAGATCGCTTGGCTGGTTCATCCAGACAACCTGGCCTGATAGGGTTTTTGAGAGCCTCAAAGATCTCGCGGCCTGGGCTGAGAATGCAGCCTACTTCACACCTCGCAACCTCACGATTTTAATGAAGTCTTGGGACGAATACGAAAGGAGCATGAAGGATGTCCGGAAAGAAAGACAAAACAATTCAGTATCGAAAGAAGGTAAAAGGGCTGATGGTGGAGAGGAATAGACTTCAGATTTTCTTTCAGGGGTTTTGGCTTCAGCACCTCGGGATGGTTGATGAGCTGGATCACCTGCTTCGGGAGGAACCGATTGATGTAGGCCAGGCTCTCCTCAAACTCAACGAGCTTCGGAACATTGTAACTCCGGCCAAGGTAGAGGGAACACCATGACTCAGCTTATAACACCCTTCATCACATTCCTTGTTGGTTTCCTATTGGGACTGTGTCTAGGGGGACTGTGTATCTATTTAACAATAAAGGAGAATCAGAATGATTCGAGACTGGTGTAAGGTTTGTAACCAGCCATGGAACAATCAAGCAATCGACGGTGAACCGGCGGGCCATTTTTGCCTGCCAAAGGAGAGAGAGAAAATGAGCGAATATGGAATCCGCTGGACTAGACTTCAAGACTGGATGCAACACCTTCAGCGAAAGGGATCTGGGTTAAATGATACCCCGATTAATCCAGACAACGACACTTATAATCGTGGCTTCCAAGACTGCGTTGAGATGATTTGCCGGTGGATGGAAGCAGATCTTTTGCCACCAAAGGACTAAAGGAGAGCAGCATGAACTACGTTACCAAACTGGCAGATGTCAACTGCAAAAGCTGCATATGGAACGATCCTTGCCGCGATGGGGACCAATGCAGACATGCAACAGGCCTCATCTATGAACCAACATCCTATTGTTCAAATGGCAACTGGCTTTTCGAAATCCCCGGTGAGCCTTACATGGCGAATGTCATGCCTCAGAAGTTGGTAGACATCTATGTCCTGCTTCGAACTAAGGACAGAATGGATAGAGAAGCAGAGGAGCGGAAGGAGGGAGGCAATGTCGATTAAGGAAGGCAAATTTGTCCGTGATGAATATGGGAGGCAGTTTGTTGCCAAAGAGTCCCTTAATTCCTCAACTACGTTTCCCTTGTCTGATCCAGACTGGGCTGAATGTGAGGAAGTCTGGGCCAGGGCAGAGAGATTGAAGCGGCTCGAGGACACAGTGATAATGCTAACCGACAGGGTGAATCAGTGCAACATTAGGATTGCAGTCCTTGAAACGTCTCCCCTGGAGAAGATACCTGAACCTCGGGAGCGAGTCTGTGATAGTTGTAAATGGGGGACACCAATAAACGACTACAAAAACATTGACTGTCATTATGATCCTCATGCAGTACGCCACACCCCTGACTGGTGGTGCTCGAGATGGGAGGAGAAATGATACAAAAATGGAATTACCCTGAAGTAGACTATCAATATGTTCAGACTACAAAAGGTTCCCTCCTGTGGGCGGTTTGGGCAGCGCAACACACGACTGTCTTCCATGATGGGGTTAAGGGCCTTGAGAACGACCTAACCCCGATCTTCCCCAGAACCCTTAGTCTCAGTGATTACAATCACATAATTCAGCTTATCGTTGACAACAATAAGCCTCCAACCAGGCACCTGCTCCCCTTGGACGGTTGGTATGCCGAGGAGCTGCCTCAGCCTTGTGGTATGGGGGGATTCGGACTGGAGCCGCTATGACAGGGCACCTGAATTATGACTTGCTCCTCATCAGGACTGATATCCTGGGGCTTATTAAAAGAGTAGCAATGGCAGCAAGGCAAACTCGTAGTGGGGATGTTTATTGGGCCTTAAGCCCCATTCTCAAACAGCTCACTTACATCTACCGCGTTAACGGAGGGAAACTAAATGCCGACAGTAATAAAAAAATGCACCTGTAGCCATGGCTATCAGGACAAAACCTATGGCCCTAAACTCAGGGTTCACAACCTATGTAAGCCCACTGGAGGTAAGTTCCTGGGGGCCACATGCACCGTATGTAATCATATGGAGCTATTTAAGGATGGAGGTAAAAATGTCCTGCCCCAAACCAGGTGAGAGTTGCGGTAGTTGTAAGTATTCCCTCGCCACCGAAAAGAAGTGTCTGGTGAAGTGTGCTTTGGGGCGGGGTGTTTTGAGAACACGGGAATCCTGGTGTGAGTCATGGCAGCCTATTCAAAAACCAATATGGAGCGAATTATGACATTCCCTCAGTATATCCTAACGGACGACGAGATAACCACCATCAATGCCAACTTCCTTATCATAGGTAATGCTGTTGCAGATTTGTATGAAGTTATAAATGAGCCACTGGTGGGAACTGCCACTATAAAACATAGGGCGATAACAGATATTGCCCGTATAGATTTAGCCCTCAACAACCTACGCCCCCTGATAACGCATCTTTATGAATTGCAAGGTAAGGAGAACAAATGAACCTCACTGCAACAGGTGCTTGGCGGTTCCCTTTTTGGATGAGAATGGATATCCCAAAGACCAGTGATGGTCCTGATGTCTTTAACTACCTTCAAGACCTTTGGTTGTTAAGACAACTTCAAGGGTTTGAGCCGCAAAGTACAGCAATAGAAATGCGAGGGAATGATGAATGAAGAAATTCAACTCTTACACCATTATATACTAGACCTGATTAAGTTCGCCTGTAAACGAGCTAGACAGCATAATCATGATAGGCATCACTCAATAGGAACTAGGGCATGGGCTTATGAGTTTTTACATAATGAATGTACCATGTACATCAGGGAGCTGGTGTGGATTTATCGTCAAACAGGAGACAAATAATGATACGGAAAGGTTATCATGATGTGGATGAATTTTATCCTGAAGATAGAGTCATGACCTCAGAAGAAAGATGGAATAAATTGAGGAAGTATGTTGAGAATGAGGTACCAATATTAGATGAAAAACCGTCAGTGATACTAGATTTTCTAGCTGGCTATGGAAATGCTTTACAGGATATTTTAAATGAGATGGCTGAACTGGAGAAGAAATGAAACTTCCCACGGTAGATTATGAACTTAGATATCGAGAGATGTATGATAGATGGACTGAGTTGAAGCGAATCCTTACAACCACAAACTCAAAAGATGTCCTTACAGATGTTCCAAACAATACTTATTTTACCTGTGACCAACGATGGGGATGGGACGATGCTCTAAATTGGATAGAAATGAAGATGAAAGAACTGGAAGAAAAATGAAAATACCTCGTTGCGATGGTTCTGCGTCAGACTGTAATCGTACCCTCAAAGAACTCCACATACAGCAGTTTATGTGGAGAACACTTAAAAGTCGTATCGAACAAGAAATCCTGGACCTCTGCGATACAGCTGCGGATAGGACTGTGAAGGAGATATGTGCTGAACAGGAAGGTATGATGCGGATACAGGAGATTATAAAGGAGCTGGAGGAAAATGATCGAGATTAAACCTGAGTGCCACTGTGAGAACCCCGCACTGGAAAAAGCCAAGGAGAAGGGTTACGAGCTGGTATGTCCGGACTGCTGGAGGTGGAGGAAGCCGAAGTTTGTCTACCCGGCAATGCCAGAGGAGCAGATGAAAGAGCTGTTCACCAACGTCATAACCAGAATGTTTACAGTAGCAGCGGGGATAAACAAATGATCCCCAGACATCAACGCACATGCTTCACCTGCATCTATTGGAGGCCTATATACGACGAGGATCTAGGCTGGTGTCACCTCAAACCTGAACCTATGTGGGTGCCCTCCAATGCCTTCTGCTCTCATGGCCAGTGGGAGTGGCTCTCAGATAGAGGCTACCTCTACGTTATCAAGTATGCCGATGAACCAGTGGTAGGGTTTACAGAGAAGGAGAAGTTGCCAGAGAGGGGGACGAGTCTCTACGAGTGGGACCCGCACCTATAATGAGAGCTATTCATTGAGGCCCAGGGAATTAAGAGAGGAGTAAGAGGGGATTAGGACCGGACAACTCGTAAGACTCGTCGCAAGAAAGGAGACAGTAGTGAGAAGAGGTAAGTGAAGTTTGATTGAGCTGGACTTAACAATACAGATTGTATTAAGCAGCTTCCAAGAGAGTCGCTTGAGGAACAAGCTCCTATAACTCCTAATCTTTATGCTTGTCAAGGAGAAACTTCTGGAGCCCTATATTATAGACACTTTTTTCTTATTAGTAATCATTACTGATAAGGCTGATTGTATAAGCATTATAGCTACATACCTGAATCTTAAGTATTCAGCGTGGTTTACTATCTAGTTGATATTAGAGATGTTTATTTTAGGTGGGGGGGCGTATCATGGAAGAATTAAAAAAGCGGTTGGATATTGAGATAGAGAAGGCCGAAGCATTATGTGAGGAGTTTAGGACTTCGAACCTGGTGCTTGTAGCTCAAAATTATTTGGACGGGTTACTGAAGTGCAGAGAACTCATCAGGGAGATAGAGAAGGAGGAGCAAAGAGATGGAACAGAGAAGTAGGACTAATCAGAGCGATGGCATAGTTTATACGGAGGCCAGTAGTATAAAATTCAAGACTGACAATGAGGTGCTTCGGGACATGATAAAGGAGTTGGAGCGGAGGCTAAGTAAGGTTGAGGAGGTTGTTCGTAGCCTCAAATGTTTAAAGAAAGACGGGTGATTGTTCATTGTTCAAACAGCGAACAAACAAGTAGGCGAAAACAGGTGGAATTCGGGACACGAGAACACGAGCCCCATTTCTAAGCAACCTTGGACTTTTTATATATAAGCGTACCGACAGGCTCAGGGGGGTCCCAGCCCGGCCTGGCCCGCCTCCCTGGACCTGGCTGCCTGGCCGCACATGATCCGCCCATGTAACACAGGCTAACCCTCGGCTATCCTTAATCATACGCAACGCAACGCACAACGAAAGTCCTTCCGCTTTGATTGCCCATACTCGGAAGCACAATTTTCGGCCCAAAAAGTGCCTCGTTATGTCTTGGGTGACATAAGCCTATCAAAGTAGAGCTACACATTCCTCCACACATTCTTTTACACACACATCGTACGCGTACTAACTCCTTGTCCTACTACCTTGTGTCTACCTAGACATAGCAATCCTCCTCATATCCTTGTTCTTAGATGCAACTTTACCTAAACTTTATTTCCCTACATCCCTATATTTTGGGAACTCTCAGGAAACCCCGTTGTCTAAACCACTAAAAGCCAAAAAAAGGAAACAAACCACACTCAACAACTTGCAACATCCAGTTAGCACCACTAGACAACAAGTCCTTAAGAGTTAGGACACCGTAACCTAACCTTAAATGTTACGGGATTATCGCAAGAGTAACAGCTTGCTTGATAAGGCCTATTGGGGCCGAAATAATCTAACCTTGAAAGGAAACACAATGTTTAATCAGGACTTCACCATGGAGGAGTTTCACCGTATCATGTTGGATGCCGACACCTTGCTGGACTCCAATGACACTGACTACCTCGAAGCCGTTGCCGAAGCTGGTGACTACTTGGACCGACACTTCATCGACTTCATCTCAACACCACTTACTTTTTAACATCCTCTAACACTTAAGAAAGGAAACAAGACTATGGCAACAAAAGGCATGACTATCGAAAAAAAGGGTAACAGCATCCTTATTACTATTCCCGATGTAACGAAAAACTTTGGTCCATCAGCTTCCGGCAAAACTTTGATTATTGCCACAACTTCAGGGGCCGAAAAGATTGATGGAATATCTGTCAACTTGAACGTGTATGTAGCGAAGTAGTTAACTCTTGAAACCTTGCCCTGGACTTAGCTACCAGGGCAATCTTCAGGTGTTAAAGCCTGTTTATGTCCCATTGAAAGGAAACACTATGAGAATTCACAACAACGATCTTCAGGATGCCTTGAAGCGTATCAAGCCTATCGTATCCGGCAAGGTTTACTTGCCTATCCTTAACCATGTCCTTATTGAATCAACACCATCAGGAGCCGTTTACCTCTACGCAACTAACCTTGACACTGGTGTTAGAATTCAACTCAACGCAAGCCTGGACCTGGATATTGAAACTGAATTCAGGCGGGCATTGCCTTATGAAGCCTTGAATTCTTTTAGTAATAGCCTGGATGCTACCGATTCAATTAGGATCCGCAAGCCTATTGACGAACATTCTTACGCGTACATCATGGAATCAGTATCCGGATCAGCTTCAACTAGGATTCAAACGATTCCAGCTGAAGACTTCCCAACGTTTGACTTTTACCACACGCCTGAAGGACATGATACTGGCACTGGTGAAAACACCGATATCAACATCCTTGCCGGTATCCTTTATTGTGCAAGTGCGGACGACTCCAGGTTTAACCTTAACGGGATCTACCTGGATAGCAAAACCAACTTGTTAGTTGCAACTGATGGACACCGACTTGCTACGCGTACTATTCCACAGGTGTTTAACCAACTTCAGACACCAGTTATCATACCTAGGTCCGGGATAAAACACCTTGAAGTGTTTTTCAAGGGGACTTCAGGTTACATTCAAGGTTACGTCACAGCGAAGCGGATCATGATATCCAACTTGTCTCGAACTATGGTTTGGACTTGCCGCCTTATGGATGGTGAATATCCGGAATACAACAAAGTCATCCCTGTAGACTTGAAGGAAACTTGCACGTTGCCGGCAAAGGAAACAAGGAAGTTTCTCAAGGGATTAAATATCAGCAAGAAGGAATATGAGAAAAATAAAGGTGTCACCATCAAATCCAATTGTTCCGGGATTAATATCTTTCGTAAAGACTCCGAAGGTAACACCACTACAGGCAACTTCAAGGGAACATTTCCTGAAGACTTTGAGATCATACTCAACAGGAACTACCTCGTTGAGCTTATCGATCATACTGACAACTTGACGTTACTCAGGCAATCAGGTTGTTCAAGTGGTGGTCCCGTTGCTATCAAGTCTTTCAATGGCAATCTCGATATCCTAATGCCCATGAGGAAGTAACATGAGAGTTCTCAACTGGACTTTGATGTTGTCCTTCATGGTGTATGTGTCTCTGGCCTATTACGCTAACAAAAAATAACCTCTACCTTTTAACCTTCGGGATGGACCGAGTTCCATCCTGGAATTAAGCGGTAAAGGAATCCGCTTTTATAAGCGCCGAGTGCGTTAAATACCAACATGGAAAGGAAACAAGACTATGGCAAGATTTAGGGGAACTGTCCAGGGAAACAGGAGCGAGGCCTCAAGGTTAGGACACAAACGCCTTGTGACATCATGCAACACATGGGACATAGGCGTTGATTGTCAGGCGTACATCGATATGGGCGGCAACGATGTTATCGTTGTTTGGGTAACAGGCGGATCTCATAATGACACCAGGTTAAAACTTATTGCAACAGTGCGGAAAGTCAACGGCCAGATTGAGATTGAAACAAACGAGTCAGTGACTTCCCTTGCGGAATAACAACCACCACCAGGGCGCCCTCCGGCCCTGGTTTTTTTTCTTGCCTCCCGCTTCTCTCTCTTTCATCCGCAAAGACGAGGGCGATACGAAAGACGAGGGCGTGCGGTGGGCTATTGGAAGGAGACAACATGGACATAGCTAAGAAGCGAGTAATCCTCCACATGATGAGAGTCCTAAACAAACTGGCCAGCTCTTCCGCTGAGGAATCAGTAAAAAAGGCAGCTCTTCAAATGATCGAGGACTTATGGTATCAGTATTTAGTGATTGAATCTTTATCAAAAGACGAGGACGAACCAAATGCCAAAAGGAAAAGGATCCAGAAGAAGGGAAAAGGACAGAGGGAAGTACAACCTGTTTCTCAGATACTCCCGCCTTATATTGATGCTGGAGGCATTAGACGAGTATCCAGTTGAACATGATGGAGCATTCATGGCCCGAGCACTATTGGCAACTGGCCACACACGCAAAGAGATCTTCACATGGAAGACTGAGAATGTCTGGGAAGATTTCAACAAAGGCAAACAAGCACCTAAGATCTGCTGTAATGGCAGAGTGTGTGAAGTCATGCCCGAGTTCGCCCCATACCTACTCCTCAGAAAAGAGATGTGCCTTAAAACTTACCAAGAGTTCCTCTTCACTGATCCTGATGAGCTAGGCATAATGGATTTCATTAAGAGCCTGTTCAAAGGCATGGGGTTAAGCGATGACAATCACACATCCAGTCCAACTAACCGCCTACGCATGACAGCATTCGTAGCTTGGGCTGCACTACACAAACATGGGCGCCTGTTCCTGGCAACTCAAGCCGGTATGCCCTACGGTTCATTCGAGTGGATATTCAAAAGAAAACAGGAGGTAATAAGACTCTTTTTAGGTGGCCAGAAACCGAAGGCTGTTCCAGTAAATACTGCCCCGGCGTCTGGCCTGCCGACGAAAGGAGAACAAATCATGGAACCATTGAAATATTTCACGGATCCCGAGCTTTGTCAAATTTATTTGGCATTACCTATCCTAGAACGTAAAAGGAAGTGGCGGCGTGCTTGCTTTCTTGTGCGTTTGGCATTAGGCTCCGGGCTAAGATCAATGGAAATACGCCAACTCACCTACAATGATGTCCTGCTCGACGAGGAGCCACCTGTTCTTATGGTAAGGAACGGCAAGGGTGGCAAGGCTCGTCACGTCCAGGTTATACCCGAGTTCGCCCCATACTTAAGGGAGTGGGTCCAGAAGGGGAAATACCCCAATGCCCTACTACTACCCTCCATCACAAAGCTAGGGGGCAGAGATCTCACGCCAAGGGGCCTGGCACATCTCTGGTACGGTGTCCTAGATGCCTGCAAGATAAGGAAAGTGGGCATTCATACAGCTCGACATACCTTTGCAACATGGGAGACTCAACGGTTGAACATGTTCCAGCTCCAGGCAGCTCTCGGGCATGGCTCACTGCTCACCACATCAGCGTATTACGTTCATCCGATTATGGGCATGAACTACAACAAGGTACCCAAGTGGTACGCGACAGCCCTGGATCTCTATGACGACAATATTCAAGAAGTTGAGGACGTTATAGAGTTCAAGCAAAAGGTTATAAGTTACACGGGCTTAGAGCAAAAAGATTTAGATGTTTTAGCGGTGAACATAATAAAGCGTAAGAAAGCTAAGGTGATATCGCTAAGACTTAAAATTCTCAGGAGGGAGCGTGAAGCGAAGAGAAAGAAGTTGAATGATTTCTGTCAAAGCCGTAGATTAAAAGAGAAAAAGGAGAACTAACATGGCGAATGAAGCGATTATTGAGTTGAAGTATCGACATTGCGGCGGTTGTATCAACTACTATTATGGCCAGTGCATCTTGGAGCCTACTTGGAAGCCCGTGCCTCCCGAGCATCTGTGTGGACGAGGTGTGTGGATTGAGTGGAACGCTGATGCTGGACAGTTCGCAACCTTCTATCATGGTGAGCCCAAGACATTGATACCACCTGATGCCTTAACAGAAGCCCCACAACCTCACACTCCTGCCGTGCCTCACCCCGTGCCCGTAGAGGTCCCTGAGAGCGTCGTAGAGGCTGAGATCGAACAGATAAGGGAAGATGTAGCTCGAAGCATGGAGGCGCAGGAGAAGGCAAAAGAGAAGGCTACTCAACAAACACCAAGGGCGGCCCGAATTATGGCACCGCCCATGTCTCTACAGGAAATGATGGATTATCTCAAGAAAAACCCACCACCACCGAGGATTTAACGTTGCTTGGGGGGCATAACACTTAGTTGAAGTCTCAGGGAGATTTCCTTTTCGTGTTGAGCGAGAGGGAAGTCTCCTTTTTGGAGAGCGTTCAACATATTCTGCCAATGAAGTTGTGATTCTGCCGCATTGCTATTCTGTAATCTCATTATGTTTTGCATGTAATCATTAGGAACTGCCTTCATGCCAGTAAGGAAGTTGAGAGCTGCTGATTGAAGGTTGCTCTGCTCGGGGCGCTGTGGATCCAGTTCCTTACCCGTAGCCAGTCCATACCCCAAGTTTATTCCTGGCCTGACAATATCGTTTATGATACGGCCTCCTGGAACCTGCCCCATGGCATAATCTATTCCTGCTGGTATTTTCTGCCCTGCTAGGCTTCTACTTGCATAAGAGTAATCAGTATTGTCACCGAAGAGCGGGTTGAACAAAGCACCACCTGTTTGAGCCAGGCTGCCAGTCCTCTTTGCCATCTCAGATACCC